CTGCTCATTCACCTGTTGAGGGAATGGGATAAGTGTCTTTCCTTCGTATAAATTGGAAACTTGGCTCGGTGTTAATGTGCCTGAGTATATCTCTAAGCGGTCTATTGTGCCTAGAAATTCTGATACACCACCCTTTTCAGAACCTATTAGTGTTTTATTAGCACCAGTTCCCTGCGATAAAGTTATTCCTGTAATAACTATTTCATTATTTACTCCTGCTGTTGTACTTGTAGTTGCTGCTCCATTTACATATACAGTTCCAGAGGTTGTTACTATCACTCCATTCGGTGAAGATGCACGAACACGACCAACACCATCATCATTTGTTCCTCTTGCGTCAAATAAGTACCTAGTCGCTGTAAAGCTAGTTGGATTGCACCTTATCCTTACACTATACACCCCATTCAAATTAAGGTTGTAGTTCGCTTTAGAGGTAGTTCCGTTGTAGGTTGCTTGACCATAAGCATAGGTAATATCAGTACTTGTTCCTCCGTTCTTAATCAAATCGTACTCAGAAGTGAATTGCTCCTGAAACACCATTTGCTTATCGGTAACTGGATACTGACCAAAGATCAGTAGTGGTAATAGAAATAATATCGTATATATTAGTCTTTTCATTATTCAAATGTATTTTTAAATGTACTCCAATCTCCACACCCTGAGTAGATGATGAAGTAGTAAATATAATAATCCACCTCGCTATCATAGAAGTCTTTGTATACCTTTCGTATATCATCCCTAAGAGCTATTTGATTACTTGGAATGTCATTGTACACCGCTTCATTCTCAATCTCCCCTTCATCATTATAGGTGGCAGGAGTAATAAGTACCTCACCTCTCATTAGTTGCATAGCGTAGTTGATAGAAGTGTTTATTGATTTGTAAAACCATTTGACAGTACTCTGTTTCATCTTTGCTATATGTGGTTTGCAGGCTTCGGCAGGATTACCCTGTATCCACATACTCATCACATACACCCTTGAAACTGAATCTTGTAAGTGCCAATCTTGCTCCGAAGTTACAATCTCAATAACCGTTTCATCCTGTACCAGTACTGGAAACTGTGCATAGCTTATCATCCCGATAAACATAAATGCTATTATAGTTAGTATTCTTATCATCATTACTTTTCGTTTTTACGTACTATTGAGGATGTTTGTTTGTTATCAGTACCTCCATCTATCACATTACGAAACCTCATCTTCCAAGGTACTCCATAACCATTATCGTATATGTCTTGAAGTGTAAATGGTATAGTATCGTACTCGTTTGTTTCGGTACTCAGGTACGTGCTATCTAACATTAAAGCCGAGACATTAAGCCAAACAACACCATCCCATGTAACATCAATATAATTAGCTACGGTATCGGTTGCTCCTGCATATACACAATACGAACCATCTGCCGAAGTATATCCCTCAGAGCTTATTCCAATCACTTTAGCTTCCTGAACACCAGCTGCCTCATCTTCAAAGACATATAAAAGTTCGGTGGAGGTAACCTTTAACTCCATTGCATTTTTAACAATTACCTCAATAGCATCTAGCAGCGCATTGTAGGCTCTCTCAGGCAAGTTAACACCAATAGAGAAGCTCGCTGTTCGAGGAAATGGTACTGAGTTTGTTGATCCTGTTATAGTGAGGACGTTCCCAGAAACAGTCATATTAATACCTGATATTCCCTGCATATAAAAGTAGTTTGAATCAACTCCTAATACTTGTGCGTACACTACTTGGCAATCAGTAGAAAACGTATGCGAAAATCCAGATATAGTCAAGGAATTTTCAGATGTCCATGTTACACTCGCCTGCTGATTAGGTAGTACATGCGTAACAGGAACTGCTACCGAAGTTGATACGTTAGCTGAATCGGCAATCGCACCTCCAATAGCTGCTATCGTTGCATCGTCAATTGCTGTCTTTGGTCTTTCAACTTGTGCAAATATAGCAGCTGCCGAAAATAAAAATATGATAATTATTAGCTTTTTCATTATATTATCTTTTTGTTATGTTTAAATCCCAACTTAATGTGCCGGCCGATAGTGTGCCTTTGGTGATCTTTATTGCTAAAAATTTCCAGTTACACATACAATCTTCTTTGCCTCCATCATCACCCGTTGTACCTGATAAAGTTACCGCTGTAAGCCCGTTGTAAGCCTCAAACGAACTGCCATCCATTGATACTTGATAGGTTACCGTTCCCGCACCTGTCACACCGGACCATGAAACCCTTGAACCCCAACAAAAAGAACTCTCTAAATTGTAAAGCGTTCTATAAATTGTGGTGTCTGAGCCTGTTATTACAAGCGTGTTTTGAATATTGTATAATCCGTATGATAGTTTCTCCTGTGAGAAGCCAGCAAAAGAAATAAATATTAGTGCTATTAAAATTAGTTTTTTCATTTTATTGTGTATTTAAAGATTTCCTTTTTATATTTTCCTATTTTTTTATCGCAAATTGTATCACCGTCTAATGTAATTACTAATTGCATTTCACGATCATATGTACTTGTGGCGATTATTATTTCATCACCCGTCTTATAAGTTGTCTGAATTGTAACGCAAGTTTTTACCGTTATTTGATGCCAAACATTATACCTATCATTCCAGTTTATATGGTTATAATCACTGCCTGTATAATTTGCAGCTTTAATGATAACAGGGTATTCTCTTACATTTGTTTTCTGTGCAAATATTGTCATTGCAAGAAACATAAATAATATTGTTGTTAGTGTTTTCATTTTATAAAGTTACAAAATATTTTATCATTTGTCAAGTTATTCCGATATTTCATAAAATCCATACATCGACCATCCGTAAGTTGTTTCTACTACTAAACTAAAACCACCACCAAAAGTCATTAACCTATTCGCTGGTGTGTTATCCGCACCATCAATATAAGGAGTATCATTTTTAGCATATGTTCCGCCCGTTTTACTTAAAAATATAACAGGTATAATCGGATTATTTATATCAGCCGGTGCTACTGGTAACGAAATAGATAAATTTGTTGGTGCACCTATTCCGGTTGTAAATGTTATATAAATTTGATAATGTACAGTATTACCATCGTTTTTAAATCTATATAAAGCGTTATTAACAGTCGGATTAGTTCCTGTCCATGTAACAGTTGGTGTCCATGTATGCCAGCTTGTAGTATCATAGTTTCCATAATCTCTTGAAAGTACCCACGCCTTAGATGCTACCACTATTGTATCAGCCTCAACCGTTGCCGCTGTGCTTCCGTTGTATGTGAAATCTACAATTCCATTACCGTCCGTTAAATTGCTGTTTACCTTGTTATATATTGCCGTGTCGTTTGAGATAAATATCGTATCTTCATCGGCTGAGTTATCATCCTGGACATAAAAGAATAAAGTATCAACCGAATAACCCCACCAATTTACAAAAGCAGAATCACGGTTAGTGCTCCATCGAAAGGTAGTTGCCGAATCTACATTAACCTTACTATCAATTATGTCCTCGTATAATGTGTTAATCATAGTGGCACTAATCGCATTGGTTATATTCTCAATGATATAAGTATCATTATAACTGCGTAGGCTGTCGTCTGTTATCTGGCCCACTGTAATAAATGGGATAAATAATAATATGTATATTAATTTTTTCATAGTTTTATATATCAAATGCCGTTGCAAATGCCTCGTCGTCAAATGCTCCAGATTGTGTAATTGATCCCTGTAATTGTAATTCATGCCACTCAGAAGAACGAACCCCTGTTTTGGTATTCCATTTAAAGTTAACAGGTAAATATCTTCTGCTATCAGAATCTTCTACCACACTGCTAAATGTCATATCATCTACTATTAAATCACCACTTAGCTTCCTTCTAGGCTTATTGTATTGTGATCTAATAGATAATCTATGTACGTTATCAATCAACCCTAAACCGGTTGAAGCGTTACCAGTAATAAACCAGCTTTCAGAACGTCTATAATTCGAACCATCATAATATAAAAGGTTAAATCTATTATACTCTTTATTGATTCCTCTTACCGTTCTATCATCAAACTTTAAATTAATTTCAGGTGGCTCTTTTGTATATTTTTCGTTTATATTTTCAGTGATTGTCCTAGTATGTCCTATATCTTCAATATCTGTACCTATTGGTACATATTCTATTACTTCAAGCCTTACATTCCTTATTTCTACACCAGTAGATAATGTGTCACTATCCCATTTATGCCCTCTTAACCTTACCGTTGGCTGCATGCTTCCAAGATACCTCTGATTGACATAGATAGGTTTAGTCTCAAAAGAATATTCGCGCGTACCTGGAGAAGTTGCAACACTCATACCAGCCGTTCCTCTTCCAGCACCACCTAAACTATAAGATGCTGTATTATGCCAATATTCTCCGTTATCAGTATAATAGTAAATAGTTGCATTAGTTCCACCCAATTGACATGGTATGGTAGGATCTGTATCTGATGTTACACCTATACTGTTCAGTGGAGGTGGATAAATCCATGTAGGTTGTCCGTTACTTACACATGAATTATTAAATTTACATTCTAAACCGAAATAAAAATCACCACCATTAGGATTGCCATAAGGAAAATCAGGTGATAATGTTAAATAAACTTTAAATGCTAAATATCCAGAAGAAGCACCATCCAAACCAATAAGAACAGGGTTATCAGTATCACCGACAACATTCACCTCAGTAGATTTTAAATAGTTAGCGATAGGAACGCCTGCCTGACCGCCTGAAATTCTTAATGTTTTACCTCCAGTGATATGTGAATAGGATATAGTTCCTACCTTATCCCAATACTTTAAGAATCCAGCAAGAAACTCGCCATCATTAAACTCACCATCCCAATTAGTAGTATTTAAAATGTTTTTTCTTTGTTCGTTGTCTAGTTTTAATGTATAATTTTTCCACGCTGGAATTATCTCTAACTGTTGTGTTTGCCCTTCCCATACACATAACGGAGAACCCGTCGAAGATGTTAGTGATATTCTTTTATTTATAGTTTCCTGTGATTGATGTACTGCCTGATAATTATATTTCTCAAAGACTATCGAATCAGAAGATTTATAATAAATCCTTTCAATAATCCACTTACCGGAATCTTGATATATACGAGCCTGTAAAGCACTAAGTATATATTCTAATATTGTATAGTTATCTAAAAACTCAGCACCCTTCTTTTGGAATGCCCTGTAATCGATATATGTCTGATCAAACAATCTTGTTGTTATCTTATCATTTAAAATATCAACAGCGATCCAATAATCAAGCTGAAAGTCTGTATCTTCTAATATTACACCTATCCAGTTTTTTAATAATATATGTGGTACAAATGTAAGTGTATCAGTCAGGTCTGTTGTTTTTAAAACCCCAATACCGTCGAAGCATTTAAAAACAGATTCATAAGGTGGATATAATAAAGGTTCTGAATATTCTTCAGTATCAATATAACCACGCCACATCTCTGAGCCGCCCTTGCTAGCTACCACCAACCAATCTTTAACCTTAGAAGTCCATATGTCTGAAAACTGCTCGTTAGTCTCACTTATAATGCTTATCGTTGCCTCACTGCCTATAATGGTCTGTGAAAGGTCATTACCGTTAGATAGATAATGTATTTCAAAGGGATTAATGCCACCGATAACAGAAGTTACAGCACCGGCCCACCCTTCATTATATAGAGATACCTTCCAGCTATTATCGAAATAGTCTTTATATTCTAACCTATATTTTTCACCGAATGCCATTATGTATATCTGTCTAATTTCTGACCGTATCTTTTTTGTAGCAACCAAAGATCACCACCTTTTATTACCGTGTCTAATACTACCGGCTGTGATGAACTATTACTTTCACCGAACACTTGTCCGAATTTCTCTAGTGGGATTATTGCTTCCGTTCCTGAACGGTTATCACCTACCATTGCCAAAGTCGGACCAGTGACAATGCCACCCTCAGCGAATGAAGATGGTCCTTTTTTAAGCATTGAACTAACAACACCTGATAAAATCACCAAAGCAATACCGGCTGCAATAGCCGCTGGTCCTGATCCTAATAAATCTTTGAACGCTTCTGATGCTGTACCCGCTGCGATCATTGCAGCACCTAACGCTTTTAGAAATCTTGCTATAACTCCAAGAATAGCATTTAATATATCTCCCGTGTCCGCTGATCCTGATATAACAGCCGATAAAGCAGTGGCGACAGTGTTCGCCATATCTTGAAAAGCTCCTGATATTACATTACTCATATCAAGTGATACCTTTTTCATTCTATCTGCTGCCTCTGCCCAACTCGTTTCTAATGCTTCAAATTGATCTGTATAATCTCTAGGTGCGATATTAACCCCAACAACTTCACCAACACCACCATCTAATGTAGTACTTCCTGTTTTTAAATCTTCTAGCTGCGTAAGTTTTGAATCACGGATAAGACCATATTCTACTTTTAATAATCTTATTTTTTCTGTTAATAATCTATTATCTATTACAAGCTGTTTTGCAGATGGGCTTCCTTCATTAATTAAATCATTATTAGCCTTTATAGCTTCTTCTAATGATGCTAATGTATCTATTTGTATTACTAGCTCTTTACCAGCTTTTTTTGCTGCCTTGCCAACGCTTAATAATCCATCCTTAATAACTTTTAAGGCATCTATAACATCTCCCCGATCTCCAAGTTGACGCATTGAAGCATCAAGATTTTTTAAATTATCTCCTAAATACTGTTCAAAAGATATACCTAATTCTTGAGAGCCTGCTTTTAATTCATCGAATACTTTTTGCCATACACCCTGAAATCTCTTAGCCTCTTCGGATTGTCTTTCTAATACACGACCAGCCCTACCAGGAATTAATAGTGAACCAATTCCACCAAGAGACGTTAATGTGTTTATTCCAGTAATTAAATCCGCAATATAATCCACTGCAATTTTTAAAATACCATTACCCTCACTCATTGAAATCATTAATCCATCCCACGCTGAAGCTAGTTTATCTAAACTAACAGAGAACGTACCACGTTGGATCGTTGCCATACGCCCCAATGAACCTTCGGCTTTTTCTAACTCTATTATATATTCTCTTAGTTTATCAGAATTATTAGCCAATATAATAGCACTCGTAAAAGAACGCTGTCCGAACATTTCCTGAGCTGTTGCAACTTTATTAGTTGATTTACTAATTTTACCAAGTGCCTCCTCGAGTGTCATTCCGTTTTTAGCGAGATCAGCGATTATCTTTCTTAAATCTGTACCTGACTTACTAGCTTCGATATTATTATCTGCTAATATACCAAGCATTGCCGTTGTTTTTTCTATCGACCAATGAAAAGCATTTGCCGTTGCACCTACATTTGACATTGCAGAACTAAATTTTTCTAAATCTAAAGCAGATGATGAAAATGATGCTGCCATAACATCCATAAATTTTCTACCATCTTTTGCTTCTGCATTAAAGGAATTTAAAACAGCAACAGCAATACGTCCTGATTCTGCTAAATCTTCACCTGTTGCCGTTGCAAGGTCTAATGTAGCACCTGCTAAGTTAACAATATCATTAGTTGTAAGTCCTAATTTTGCAAAGTTTTTCTCAAGCTGTGCTATTTGTAAGGCTGTAAACTCAGTAGACCTTCCTAATTCGACTGCTAACTTTGTTAACTTATCCATTTCAGGGACAGTAGCACGTGATACAGCCCGAACATCTGCCATCGACTTCTCAAAATCAATATTTAACTTAATGGCATTTCTGATAACTCCACCAATAGCATAAGCACCAAAAGCCAAACCAAGAGAACTAGCCATCCCATTAGCAGTTTTCTTAAAACCACTCATCTGCTTATTGGCCTTATTTAATCCATTCGCAAGCCCTTTTGTGTCGGCCTGTATCTTAACCATTAAACCTGCTACCTGCGCCATTTGTTCCTTAGTTTGTCAAATTGTTCATTGCTCATAAAATCGCTTCCGATAACTTTCTCCCATGCAAAGCGGATTAGTTTTTTAGGATCACGGATCGGGCGTTTAATCTGGGTGTTTATAAAATAAAGCGTCTGCCATCTCGTTCTCTCCCATTCTCCCCTAGTCTTTTGTTGTTCGCTTTCAAGATACCCTATACATTTTAAGTTATAATCAGACCAGGACATTCGCCAAAAATTGTCAGGGGATAATCCCAAAGCTCCAAAAGCAAACGCCTTAATGTCATCCCAACCTACTTTTTTTCTACCTGTTCTCCATGCTCCTGAACTGTTTTCCCGTGTATCTGTGATTGCATCATACCATTTGCAAAATTCTCACCATCAATTAAAGTAAACTGATCGAACCACGCCTTACATTCATCTTCTGTATATTCAATGATCGTTTTCTGTTCAATACAGTAGGAGTAGTGGGCCGCATAAACCATTTGTCTCACTAAGTCGCCTCTATCCATTTCAGCAAGCCCGCCTAACTCCATACTGTTCACATCACACAATTTCCACCATGAAAGCATATCAAAGCGAAATCCTATATGTCGTTGAACTTCTTTTGTTCGGAAGAATCCTTTTTCTTTAAATCTGATCTTAATTTTAATTTCCATTGTGTGATTGTGTTTATTATGTTTGTTGTCCTTCGGTTAATGCTCCAGTACCTTCTAGTGAAAAGCTAAAAGTTACAGATTCTTCAACTCCGGCAGTCTTTGACATAGATCCGATATAAGCTGATCCTGTATAATAGTCATCACCGCTGACCTCTGTTGAAAATAATACAGTGATTTTTGTTCTTCCTGTATAGTAAGCAAATAAATCTGAAAAGCTCAATGTAGCATCAAATGCCATCATTGCTTCCCCGTCCATTGTCCAGTCTCTTAACCCTTCTAATACGTCTCTCCATCCAGAACTATCTTTAGTAGTTGCATCCCTTACGGAGTGATTTAAGTTTAGAGTAAAGTTTGTAGAATGGCTAACAGCTACACCACCAACATACATCAGTAAAGCCGTTCCGTTCAAAATTCCTGTTGTTGCCATAATTATCTATTTAAGTATTCGTCTTTCGTTTCATATTTTACTGGCTTTTTTTTAATAAATAGAGATGCCAATTTAGTCTCTTTAAATTCTTTTGCTACCCTTTTCTTGATAAGCTCTTTGCCTAATTCATTTGATACCGGAATAATAGTACCTTTTTTAAATGGCTTATGTAATGTGTAATCTCTTCTTAATATAATTTTCATATGTATCTCCTAACTTTAAAATCCATTGCCCTCTGGTAAATATCATCTAGCTCCGAAGGTACGTCAAGATGACCATCGTATGTTATTGTCTGAAATTTAATACTTCCCGAAGTTCCTGAATACCTATTTAACACCGATTTAACAGCATCGTAAATAGTTTCAATCTCAGCATATGAACGAGTGAGTATATTTATCTGAACACGTATATCTTCTACATCGCCAGTTAAATCTTTTGTATCTTCAGGATCAGAAGATAAAACAACATATACAAGCATCGGCATAACTGTACCTTGTGGCGCGTAGTTAGGATATATCTTTGTCCCGACTAATCCAGCAACAGTACCGTTACCGTTTAATAATGAATATATTGCACTTCCTACGCTCATATCTATTTCAGCTTGAAATTA